AATATCAATTTCCTTATTATTTAATAGCGCTTCTTTTATTGCGTCCGTGCATATAATAGTAATTTCCGCATGACTCATTGATCTAAGAGCTGGTAGTAAGGAATGAAAATTTAAATTTGACGCGAAATTATTTAATTTTCGCTCAAGTATTTCTATGATTTCTTCATCTGCAGGCAATGAATACTCTATTACATCATCGAATCTGCGAAATAAAGCTTTATCAAGAACGTCCAGATTGTTTGTAGCAGCAAGAATGAGACTTTCAGAATGATCTCGTTCCATGAATTGTAAAAACGAATTTAATATACGACGCATTTCTCCAACTTCATTATCCATACCCCGTTGAGAACCAATTGCGTCAAATTCGTCAAAAAGGTAAACACCTGGTATTTCTTGAATAAAGTCGAATATTTTACGTAATTTCAAACTTGTTTCACCCATGAACTTTGTTACCACTTTTTCCATCAAAACTATATATAGTGGTTTATCCAATTCATTAGCAATAATGGATGCTGTCATCGTTTTGCCTGTGCCCGAAGGACCAGCTAATAATAGTTTTCTTCTATTTTCAAGGTTAAACTGATATAGCTTTTCACGCTGAACATATTCATTTATAACTCGTTTAATTTTAAATGAGACATTTTCATTGCATACTAAATCTGTAAAACGATACGGGTTTTCTATCTCCAATACAAATTCTTGAAGATCTGATTGAATTGGTCGAAACGCCGGTTTAAGAATGAGCTTTTGCTTTGATTTTATAAGTTCGTTAATAGAACGGGCTAATACAGTATGTCCTGCTTTTGCTTCTAATGCAGAAATCTGAAGAGCAGTGGTTCGGAAACGTTCTTCATCTCCTTCTATATGGCTCTTTATGAGAGTAAGTATTTGATCAGCGTTAGCCATAATCTAAATTTATTATAAGGGCATATTTATTTTACAAATATACTATTTTTATCAATACGACCTCACTATTTTCTTTTAATAAAGTAAACATCACATTATTTAGACTCATTTCTTACAAAAAAACACTCAAGTGGTATAGTAATTTTCTATTTCCAAAGAATGAATATCATAGCTGCTTGCTCATTCGGGAAGCTCTTAAGAGGTAACTTTTATTGTATAACAATCCCTTAAACCTTTACTTAGTAAACAAATTCCCAATCTCCGGCAGAGATTGCTTCTCCGGCTCTTGCGTTTGCGTTGCGTTCTTCTTGTTACTGTTGCGCACAAGCTGCTCCATTAACGGAACATAATCCTCAATCTTNGTCATNCTCTTGTTGTGCGAGAAGTACACATTGCCCGTCTGTCCGTTACGATGCTTGGCGGCAATCAATATNCCCAGGCCATCCGTAGGATATCCAGAGTCCTTGTCGGTTGCCATGCCACCCATGGCAGGGCGGTAGAGCAGTAATACCAAATCGGCATCCTGTTCAATGGCACCACTTTCGCGCAGATCGGCCAACTGNGGACGCTTGCCCGGTCTNGNTTCCGCATCACGGTTCAGCTGACTGAGCAGAATCACGGGACAATCGAGTTCCTTGGCAATCATCTTNGCCTTCCGGGTGGCAATGGCCACGTCCTGCTCGCGGTTGCGAAACCCCTTGTCGCCCGTTCTCATATCACTAAGCTGCAGGTAGTCGATAAACACAATGTCGCACTTGCCCTTGCTCTTCAGCAAACGAGCTTCCGCCCGGATATAATCCATACTCATCGACGGATTATCATCAATCCTCATTGGCAGACGAGCCAGTTCCCGGGCTGTGTCTTGCGCCGCAATCCACTCCTCCGTGCCGGTTTGCCCCGTGCGCCAGTCCTGCGGATTGATGTCACTCTCCAGCAAAATAAGTCGGTCGCCCAGTTTTTCGCCCTGCATCTCGATGCTGCAGAACAGCGCGTTGAATCCCGCCTGAGCCGCCACCTTAGCCAAAAACAGCGCCACCATGGTTTTACCCACCGACGGGCGAGCCGCAATGATGTTGAGATCGCCATTCTGCCAACCCGCCGTGAGCTCGTCCAGCGCCTTTATACCCGTAGGAATACCCGTAACCCCATCTTTCGACTGATCCCTGCGGATGGCAGCCAGATTAACGGTATCCTTCATCAGCACATCCATTTCACGGAGAGACCTTGTCCAGCTGGAATCCTTCCCAATCTCGTCCAGCATCTGCTGCGTGTTGCAAATCACATCCTCGGTATAGAAAGTCAAGTCCACAGCCTTGCTCAGCGAATCGCTCAGTCCCTTAATCAGTTCCCTGCGAATAAAGTAATCCTTCAGCGTTTGCGAGTGCGTTTCCAGGTGAGCCGAACTAGCCACCCTGCTGCTCAGCTGCACAATGGCAAACGGTCCGCCCACCTCCTCCAGTTTGCCTCGCCGCTTCAGTTCCTCGGTCACAGTGATAATATCAATGCTGCGTCCCTCGTTAAACATGCCCTCTATAGCACTGTAAATCTGTTGATGCTTATCATCGTAAAACATTTCCGGGCGAAGGTACTGACTGGCAATAGGCATCGCCTTGGTTTCCAGCAGTAAAGCACCCAGAATGGCTTCCTCATAATCCAGCGCAAAAGGCATGTTTATATTTTTGTTCATGGTTGTTTTTAAGCTATATAAATATTAATAAAATTATTCATTAAGAAAAGATTTGTCTCTTAAGTACCTAAAACCCCGCTTAATGTACTTCGTGTCCTCAAGACTGTGGTAGTAATAGTTAATCTGCTCCAGGGCAATTCTGCGTTCCCTCAGTGTTAGTTTTGACCACTCCCTACGGGCTGCTTCAACCTCCCTTTTAGGTGTTTGGGTAACCTCGTGGTACGTATTCCAGAATACATCGAAACTCTCGTCTGTTTTGGTTTTGCGCTTTTCCTCATTAACCTCTTTGCACTTGCTAGTCCACAGATCGTAGTTTACCACACGTATAATATTTAGCCCATTTTCCATCGGGATAGTCTGAATCAGTTTGTTCTTCTCCATTCTGGCAAAGAAACGTCTGGTTTTATGCCGCTTCCAGTGAAATAATTCGGCCCATTTATAGATGGACATCATCGATTCGCCTCTGTGACAAATAATTTTCTCGTTGTAAATAGTAGCTACCGTATCCTTGAAGTTTACTTTGGTTAAAACCATTAAGAAAGCTTCCAGGTAGCTGAGTTCATTGTCTTTCTGTTTTAGTGACTCGAATAATAACTTTTTAGGGATTAATATATATCCACTTGTTAGCGCATTGTAAGGCAAAATTTCATTCTTTTCCATCGATTTAAATTTAATTTTTAGTTGGGCTCAAAACGGTTTATTTGTTTGTGTGGTCAAAAGTATGGAAAGATAAAACACCCTCCAAATAAATGGGTTAAATCGGGGCAAAAAGGGTAAAAGTAGTAAAAAGCGTTGGTTTAAGATATAAAATGGAAAAATCAGATATTTAGTGATTTAATGATATTGGATTTAACTTTTAAAGCGAAAATAACGAACAAAAAGCGGGCCCACAAATGGGCCCACTTTTTGCTCTTGTATGTTGCTGATTTATAAGTTAATATGAACGTGATTTGAAAAGAGAGGGCCCGGTAAAGGGCCCCGAATAAATAAAAGATTAAATATATTGTTTATAATAAATTATAAACTGTGCAATTAGCTTCGATTTGATGTAAAAACCGGTTATGCAGAAATTGAAAAAACGGACAAAAAAACATTCATGCTAATCTTTGGCGTGTTTAGCTTTATAAGCTTCGGGCGTACCCCAGTAGTAAAATATAAGTTTAGCCTGTATGGGCGTAAAGTATAGGCTCTTTTCGTTATAATCGGCTTCCAGTAATTTTTCATAAAGCATTTTAGATTCTCTGATTCTTTTGCGCAGCATCTGCATGGCACTTTGAGTTTTTTGGTAATCAGGGAAATAGGCTTTCGCAATTTCCGAGACTCTTATACAAGTATTGTTATCTGGCGAGAAGGATAGGTCTTTTTCAATCATCCTGTTAATGTGATTTTATAGGTTAATAAATTAATTGAGTTCTCCTGAAACTTAAATTTTCAAGAGGAGCGCAAAGATAAATAAATAAACTATACTACAAAAAATATGTATATAAAATATCATATATTTTAATAAAATTGAAAAGTTAAATATAAAAAATAATTTCTATGTTTTATTGTAAAGCCTCAGTTGTAATTTTGTGGTTTTAATGGAATTATGTGTTTTTTGCATGCAAAATCATTCTTATTTTAATGCATTTATTCGCCAATAATTTTTTTTCATTGGCGAAAGAATTTTTTTTATTGGGGTTTGGTTAGGGAGGGGGTGGGGAATGGATTTTTGGGTAAAATTGAATAAAACCACCTATCAGAATTATTTATAGATTTTGGTCTCATTACTTGTGTTGGTTAACTAAATTAGTTAAATTTGTATCTTATAAATATAAAAAACATGACATCAGAAATTCTGCAAAAAAGAACCACTATAAATGTTCAGGAGAAGGCAAACCTTATTTGGGCAATAGCCGACAAACTGGTAGGAACTTACAAACCTCATGAGTATGGAAATATAATCCTGCCCATGTGTGTAATTAAAAGATTTAACGATACACTGGCCGCTACCAAGCAAAATGTGCTCGATACCAATAAGAAGTTGGAGGAAAGGGGACTTGCCGTAAAAGAAGGATTTTTAACCGCAGCTTCCGGATACGAATTTTACAACATCAGTCCGTTTAGCTGGGAAAGTCTGCTGTCGGATCCCGAAAATATCGCTTCCAATTTCCGTAGCTATCTCAATCAATTTTCCCCGAATGTAATCGATATTATTCAGAAATTCGATTTCGATAAGGAGATTACGAAGCTCGACAACAACGGTGTGCTATACAACGTAATAGCCGAGTTTAATACAGCGAAAGCTTATTTGGGAGCCGATGAAGTTAGCTCGGTAGATATGGGATACGTGTTCGAGGAACTGGTACGTAAGTTCTCTGAAAGCTACGACGAGCATGCCGGAGCGCACTTTACTGCCCGAGATATTATTTACCTGATGGCCGATTTGCTGGTGGGCTACGAGGAGGAAAAACTGCAGGAAGATGGTATTACCACTACAATTTATGATATGGCCATGGGTACCAGTCAGATGCTTGGTTGCCTCTCCGAACGGTTACAAAATATTGATGAGGATGCTTCTATCACTTGTTTCGGACAAGAGCTGAACGAGCAGACTTTTGCCATTGCCAAAGCGGATATGCTGATAAAGGGTGGCAGTGCCGACCGTATGAAGCACGGCAATACGTTGAGCGATGATAAGTTTAAAGGCTATAAGTTCGATTACATTATTTCCAATCCTCCTTTCGGTATTGAGTGGAAAAACGAAAAATCGGCAGTAGAGGAAGAATACCGTATGGGCGATGCAGGAAGGTTCGAACCCGGATTACCGGCCATTGGAGACAGTCAGCAGTTGTTTGTACTCAACGGCGTTGCCAAGCTAAAAGACAGCGGACGCATGGCTATTATTCAGAACGGTTCTCCGTTGTTTAAAGGCGATGCAGGCTCCGGCGAAAGCAATATCAGGGGCTTTCTGTTAGAGAACGACTGGCTGGAGGCTATTATTCAGTTGCCAAACGACTTGTTTTACAATACGGGTATTGCTACTTATGTCTGGATTATCACCAAGGATAAACCGGCCGACCGAGTGGGAAAGGTGCAACTGATTGATGCAAGCAAATGCTCCGAGAAGCGCAGAAAGTCCCTGGGTAGCAAGCGAAACGAAATAACCGACAAATGCCGTGTGCTGATAAACAAGGCTTACCTCGATTTTACCAATCAGATACTTACGGACGAAGAGAATCCCGAAATTATGGTGGAAAGCAAGCTAAAGGATAATGCCGATTTTAAATATACCAAAGTGGTTGTTGAACGCCCTTTGTGCGATGAAGAAGGAAAACTTGTGCTAAAAAACGGAAAGAAACAGCCCGATGCCAAATTGCGTGATACCGAAACAATTCCGTTCAAGGAAAACATTAAAGAGTACATGGCAAAGAATGTACTTCCTTTTGCCCCCGATGCCTGGATAGACAGCAAAAAGACAAAGATAGGTTACGAAATACCTTTTACCCGCGATTTCTACAAATACGTTGCTCCACGCAAGAGCGAAGATATATTTGCTCACCTGAAAGAGCTGGAAGCTGTGGAAAGTGAATTGATGACTAAAATTCTGGGATGATGAGCAGGGAAATGAAAGATAGCGGGATTGAATGGATTGGGGAGATTCCGAAGGGGTGGGAAGTTGTTCGAATAAAGAATGCTTCATGGCTGAAAGGACGTATTGGATGGCAAGGTTTGAAATCCTCAGAATATCAAGATGAAGGAGCATATCTAATTACAGGCACAGACTTTAAAAATGGATATATAAATTGGGATACTTGTGTTCATATTAGTAAAAAACGATTTGATGAAGATGCTGATATTCATATTCAAGAAGATGATTTACTGATTACAAAAGATGGAACGATTGGTAAAGTTGCAATAGCGAAAAACTGTCCAAAAGAAGTCTCTTTGAATAGCGGCGTTTTACTTATTAGAAATGAAAGAGCTGTAAAATATATAGATAAATATCTTTATTATACATTATTGTCTGATGAGTTTTGGACTTGGTTTAATTCCAGCTTAACAGGTAGTAGTACTATTATACACTTATATCAAGAGCAATTTTATAATTTTTCTTTTGCTTTACCTTCTCTTCTCTCTGAACAACAAAAAATAGCCAACCACCTCGATATCAAATGCGCCGAGATAGACAATTTAATTTCCCTGCAAGAAGAGATGATAGCAGAACTGAAAGCCTACAAGCAATCAGTTATCACCGAAGCGGTTTGTAAGGGATTGGATAAGAATGTACCGATGAAAGACAGTGGTGTTGAGTGGATTGGGGAGATTCCTGAGAAATGGAGTATCTCAAAAATAAAAAACGAATTTGAAATACTAGATTATTTGCGAGAGCCTATAAGTGCTGAAAATCGTAAAAATGAATTAGGATTGTATGATTACTATGGAGCATCTGGTGTTATAGATAAAATAGATGATTACAATGTTGATGATAAAGTTTTATTAATTGGAGAGGATGGTGCAAATCTAGTAATGCGAAATCTTCCTTTAATCTACAGAGCAGAAGGTAAGTTTTGGGTAAATAATCATGCACATATATTAAAGCCAATAATTAAAAATGAATATGATTATATGGCTTATTTACTTGAGGCTGGAGATTATATTCTTTATATTACTGGTTCTGCTCAACCAAAACTGAGTCAAGACAAATTGAAGAATTTCATTATTCCTATTCCAGATAATCTCACCGAACAACAAACCATAGCCAACTACCTAGATAAGAAATGCGCCAACATAGACCAGCTCATCTCCATAAAGCAACAAAAGGCAGACGAGCTGAAAGAGTATAAGAAATCAATGATTTACGAATACGTTACCGGGAAAAAAGAAGTTATATAGATTATGGAATACAAGCCACCATACACCATTACCACGAAGATTGTTAATCTTGTAGCAAAGATAACAGAATGTGCTACACGTCTTTCCATCAGGGAAGAAGTGGACTTGAAATTGCGTAAGGCTCATCGCATACAAACCATTCAAGGTTCTCTGGCCATAGAGGGAAACACCCTTTCGGTCGGGCAGATAACGGCTATTCTCGATGGTAAACATATTGTGGCTCCCATTAAGGAAATTCAGGAGGTGCGCAATGCTATCAGGGCTTATGATAGGTTTTTGGATTGGAATCCGTATTCTGTGGACGATTTACTTGAAGCGCACCTCACCTTGACTGAGGGATTGATTGATCAAAGCGGTATGTTCCGTATGGGCGGGGTTGGTGTTGTGGCAGATACGGAGGTTATTCATGTGGCTCCTCCGGCAAATAGGGTGCTGTATTTAATAAAGGATCTGTTTGCCTGGCTGCAACAAACGGACGAGCATCCATTGATTGCCAGTTGTGTGTTTCATTACGAGTTCGAATTTATTCATCCCTTTGCCGATGGTAACGGAAGAACCGGACGCCTTTGGCAGACTCTTTTACTAAGCAGGTGGAACAGTCGGTTTGCACATCTGCCTGTAGAGAATATGGTTTACCAAAAACAGCATGCTTATTATGATGCTATAAACGAAAGCTCTGAAAAAACGGATTGTGCACCGTTTATAGAATTTATGCTGGAGGCTATTTATCAGGCAATTATAACTGTCACCCCCGAAGTTACCCCCGTAGTTACCCCCGTAGTTACCCCCGAAGTTGAAAGGCTAATAAACGCACTACAAGAAAAGCCATTGGGCAAGCAGGAAATATTACTGGTTCTGGGGCTGAAAGATGAAAAGAATTTAAGAGAATTATATATTAAACCGGCTTTGCAAAGCGGACTTGTTGAATTGACCATTCCCGATAAGCCCACAAGCTCTAAACAGCAATATCGCATTACTGAAAAGGGAAAGCTGATATAATAAAATAGGATACTATGAACACGAAAGAATCTCAGTTTGAAAAAGATATAGAATCTTACCTCCTCAACAATGGGGGGTATGTAAAAGGCAATCAGAGCACTTACGATAAGGAAAGGGCTATTGATATGCCTGTGCTGATGCAGTTTATACATAACACACAGCCCAAGGTGTGGCAACGGTATGTTAATGTGTATGGAGATAAAGCGGAAAGTCAGCTATATAAGATGTTTCAGGCAGACGTGGCTCGCTATGGCCTTATTTATGTACTAAGAAAGGGAATAAAGGACAGGGGCATCAATATCCGTTTCTGTTATTTCGCTCCGGCTTCTAATCTGAATAATGAGTTGGTGGAGAAGTATAATGCTAATATACTGACCGAAACTCGTCAGTTTGCCTATTCCACGCAAAACCACAACACCATTGATATGGTGCTTTCATTGAATGGTATCCCTGTTGTGGCTATAGAACTGAAGAATCAGCTCACGGGGCAGAGCGTGGATAATGCGAAAGATCAGTTTATGAATCATCGTGAACCGAAGGAGTTTATCTTCCATTTCAATAATAGAATACTGGTTTGTTTCTGTGCCGACTTATATGAGGTGGCAATGACTACTCAGCTAAAGGGGATGGAGACTTATTTCCTGCCGTTCAATCAGGGCTCCAACGGTGCCGGCAACATTGGTGATGGGGGTAATCCGGCCAACCCCGACGGGTATATGTCTTCTTATCTTTGGGAAAAGGTTTTGCAACGTGAGATGTTGCTTTCTATTCTTCAACGCTATATATCCCTGCAGGAATCTAATAAAATTAAAATTGTAATTGATAATAACGGAAAAGAGAGGGAGAGTAAATCGACCTCCGTACGGATTATTTTCCCGCGTTATCATCAGCTGGATGTGGTTGAGAAGTTGGTTGCCGAGACAAAAAGTGTGGGAGCAGGACATAATTACCTGATTCAGCACTCGGCAGGGTCGGGGAAGTCGAACTCTATTGCCTGGCTCACCTACAGACTTGCCTCTTTACATAATGAGCTGGAAAAGGATATATTTCAGACAGTTTTTGTAATTACCGACCGACGTGTATTGAACAAACAATTGCAGGAGACAATTCTGGGCTTCGACCATATGGAAGGGCAGATAGAGACCATTACCGACAAGGATAATTCAACCAAGCTAAAGGATGCTATCAACGACGGCAGACGCATTGTTATAACTACGCTGCATCGTTTCCCTATTATCTACAAGGAGCTGAACAATCATGCAGGAAAGAACTTTGCCATCATTGTAGACGAAGCGCACTCTTCGCAAAGCGGAAAAAGTGCCGAAAAGCTGAAAGCTGCCTTGGCAGATACGGATGAAGCATTGAAGGAAATGGCGGAACTGGAAGAGAAGACCGAAGAGGCCTTGAAGGATGAAATGGACGAAATGGTGGAAACTTTGCTTTCGCAAGGGCAGCACGGTAATCTTTCGTTCTATGCGTTTACTGCTACACCGAAGCCAAAAACGCTGCAAACCTTTGGTATAAAAAAGGGAGAGGGGTACGATGCTTTTCATCACTATTCAATGAGGCAGGCTATTGACGAGGACTTTATTGAAGATGTACTGAAATATTATACTACCTTCCAGATCTCTTACGAGATTGCCAAACAGGTGCAGGAGAATCCGGAACTGGAGGAACCACCTGCTACAAGGGCCATAAAGGCTTATCACGACAACCATCAGTTTGTATTGGAACAAAAGGTGGAAATCATGGTAGAGAAGTTCAGGGAAATTACGCTGAACAAAATGAATGGAAATGCAAAAGCAATGGTGGTTGCTCCTTCGCGTGCTCATGCTGTACGTTATTTCTTCCTTATGCGGGAATACTGCCACAAGAAAGGCTATACGGATGTACGTCCGATGGTTGCATTCTCGGGCTCTGTAAAATTTAAGGGTGAAGAGTATACCGAACCGCAACTAAACTCTACGAAGGATAGGAAAATAAGTGAGATAAGGCTACCGCTCTATTTCTCTTCGAACTTGTTTAATGTGCTGATTGTTGCCGAGAAATATCAGACGGGATTTGATGAACCGCAATTGCATACCATGTTTGTTGATAAGAAACTGAAAGGTGTGAAGGCTGTGCAGACTCTTTCACGCCTGAACCGCAGTAGTATAGATAAGCATGATACTTATGTATTCGATTTTGTAAATTCGGCAGAGGAGATTAAAAAGTCTTTCGAACCATTCTACGAAGATACTTTGCTTGATAAAGCCACAGATGTAAATCTGGTGTACACGTTTAAGAACGATATTGATCAGTTCCACCTTTGGAACACGGACGATGAAGAAAAGGTGTATCAGATATATTCGGCAAGAAACCAGGGAGAGACAGATCTGGGTAAACTGGCCAGCACCCTTAAGCCTGCAATTGAGGCCTATAACATTTTAACGGAGGAGAACCGCTTTAAGGTACGCTCTCTGATAAAGAACTTTATACGGTTCTACGCTTATATGGCTCAGGTGGTGAGGACTTTCGACAAGGAGTTGTATCGCTCTTACATCTTTGCCGAGTTTCTGTATAAATTTATACCGAAAACATCTCATGAGAAGGTAAATCTGGAAAATAAAATAGCATTGATAAACTCAAAGGTTGAGGAAAACTTCAGCGGATCGGTGAGTCTGGCTCCCACAATTAAAGAAAAAACGCTGAAAGGAGAAAATGCAAAAGAAGGAAGCAAGCCGGAAGAGAAAAAAGATTTGCTTGAAAATATCATAGACAAAATAAACATCATGTACAAAGGCAACTTTACCGAGGCCGACCGCGTGATTGTGGAAACTATCTATGACCGTATGAAAAGTGAAGCGGGCAAGAAACTGTCTAAACTAGCCAAGAAGAATGATGCAACAATGTTTGAACAAAGCATCTTCCCGCAGGAGTTTGATAAGGTGGCTCGCAGCTGCTATGTAGATCACATAGATGCTTTCAGTAAGCTATTTGAAAACGAACAGTTCTACAAGCAGGTTATGTCTGAAATGGCTAAGGCTATGTATCTCAACTTTCATAATGAGATAGTGAAATCAACTGGAAGCAAGGAGAAAATTATTCCTTATCCGGAAGTGAATGTAATGTCGAAAGCTGCGGATGCTAAGGAGCCTACTTATCGGAAATAAAATAAGAGTAGCTTCTTCTTGATAATAAGATGTTAAATTGAATGATTTATAATCTATACAGAACTTGTTTTAAAAGTTTGTTTTGGTGTTTTTGTGAAAAATCCACAAATAATTAATATTTTTAGGTATCTAATTTGTTTATTGTTTATATATTTGTGAGAAACTAACAAAAACAATTATGATTATCAGGTTCTCGGTTTGTAATTACAAGGTGTTTAAAGACGAAACTATTTTTAGTTTTGTTGCCACTAATTACGATAAGAAGACGCGCGAAGATGAAAANGTGGCTCATATTGAAAGTCCGTCANTGCGCTTATTAAAGAATGCTGTAGTATATGGAGCAAATGCCAGCGGAAAGACAAAGCTGATTGATGCATTTGCCTTTATGCGCTATTTTGTGGTAAACTCATCGAAAGATGCTGCTTCTTCGGAGGAGATAGATACTGATCCGTTTAGACTGAATACTGAAAGTGAACTTGCGCCCAGTAGCTTTGAATTAATGTTTTTAATTGG